ATTGGTGATTTAGGTGAAAGAGAACTACTAAACAGAGCGCAGTTACTACTACAAGGCATTGAAGTTACATCAGACGGCACAGACGGAACTAATGCTATCGTAGGCGGCATTGTTGTTGAAGGAATTCTTAATCCGCAAAACTATCCATTAAATCCAGCAGACATTGGTTGGACAGGACTAAGTGGCGTTGCACAAGGTGGTCAACCAAGTTTTGCACAAATTGCTTCCGGCGGTAGTGTTAATTGGTCAACTGGTGATGCTGCGACAACTGCGTCAGCTACAGCACAAAGTTCAATTAGTGTAGCTATTAATTCAAACTCCAGCCGTAATAGTCCAAATAATAGAAATTACGTATTCATTGATACAGCAGATTATCAAGCCACATTTGGAACTACAAGCAGTGGGCCTGTTTTAGGTAAAACTATTACAGGTAGTAATATTGCCGCTAATACTACTATCACTAATGTGTATATCAGTGGAAGTTATGGTTATTTTAGATTAAGCCGAAATACCACTGGTCAAACAAATGCCGGAACTGCAGGTGCGTTTTCAGTGTTAACTGCTAATGAACCGTTAGTTAACAGAAACTTTGCATATTTTGCTAAAGCAAGTTTTGAAGCATCAGGTGCAGGGATTGGCACAGAACTATCCAACGGCGGTAGTGTTACGTTCCCTGCGAACACATTGGTTAACAGTATAGACTTATTAGACTTTGGCGGCACAGAGTACTATGAAGTACAGTTTAATAATGCGTTTAGTGGAACACTAGCAGTAGGAACAGGAACAATAGAATTTACGTTTGTGCAACCACCATATGCACAGCCTGGAGAAACAGTATTCTCGTTCATTGCAACACCTGGAGAACGTGCTAGTTTAGACTTATCACAATTGAAAGAACTTACTAATACACCGTTAGGTGGCAGAGGAACATATCCAAATGGTCCAGATGTACTAGCACTTAACGTGTATAAAGTTGGCGGCGCCGAAACTGATGCAAATATTATTCTAAGATGGGGCGAAGCACAAGCCTAAAGGGCTTGTGCAAACTCCCAAAGATTATCAAACACAAGTGTTTGTTTTTTAATCTGTTTGTATGCGTGTTTGTTTAATTGTTTTTCGGTTTCTAATCCGTGCCCAGTTCTTACTAATATAGGACGGGCGCCCATCTTATGAGCAGCCTTTAAGTCACTAAGTTTGTCGCCAACAAAGAACCCTTTTGAAAATTTAATATACGGATGTTCTTTCTCACATCTTTTAAACATTCCTATATTTGGCTTTGCATACATATCATTCTTACGACTACTAGCACTATAATATATTGCATCAATACTAGGACATCCTGCTTGACCAAGCATTTCCAACATTTTGTTATGTACTTGATCTACATCGTTTGGAGTCATTAACCCTTTTTCTATTCCACCCTGATTAGTAATAACTGCTATTCTATGACCTTTGGATCGTAGTAATGCAACAGCTTCTAAACTATTGGGAATAGGTTGAAAATATTGGGGAGAAGTTACATATGTGCCTAAATCTACATTAAGCACACCGTCTCGGTCTATACCTACTACTGGTTTATTATAATTGTTGTCGACATTAAATTCTTGATTATTACTATCTACAAACGCATTATCTAATACACTTCTAGCCATTTTGTTCCTTTGACTTTTGACTATCGCCAGGAGCAACTCTATAATTGTCTTCGACACTATCGGCTGTACTAACTTCAGTAATACTAGAACTTCCTTGTAAACAGATTAATCTATGTGGCTGTAATGGAGGATTATGCCATACATCGCCTTCATTTAATTCTTTTTCATATAATCCAGCATTTGTAGTATCGATCCATTGTACTTTAAATTTACCAGTATTTACAAACCATGTTTCTTCTTTTTCTCGATGAAAATGCATACTGAATTGAGCACCTTCCTTCTCAAAGAACATGATTTTCCCGCAGTACTTATCAGTAGATGCCCAAATTAATTCGTAGCCCCATCCTTTAGGAACAACTCCACTAAGTCTAGTTGGTTCGTTATTTTCCATTAATATAATCCTCTATGTTAATCCACTGCATGTCTACTACACTATTTAAATTAGTTAAGTCTGCACATGTGTATTTTTGGTATTGTGATTTTACGTTTTCTGGCATAGGAATGTATTCAATGTCACCTCCGTGTTTATTAACAATAGATTGCGCTACTGTTTCAAAACTTACCGGACGTCCTGTACCTACATTAAAGATACCTGACTGATCTACGTCAAACATTTTTTCATGTAGTTTGCATATATCGTCTACACATACAAAATCTCTAAGATAGTTATTACTATCTTCAAATAACTTAATTACACCGTTGTCTTTGGCTTGATATGCAAATTTAGTATACGGACTTGCTTGATCGCCTTTGTGTTCTTCACCTTCTCCGTAAACATTAAAGTAACGGAAGCCTTGTATTTTAATTGCAAATTCATCTATGTATTGATTTATAAATCTGTCAAACAAATACTTTGACCATGCGTACGGCGATTGCGGAAGTAATGGCCCGTTTTCAGTAAAGTGTTCAGTAGGACCGTACACACTTGCACTTGATGCGTATTGAAAGTTGGTACCAAAGTTTTCACATATTTGTGCTAGCCTAACACTAAATTCAAAGTTCTGTTCTAGTATTTGATTCACATCTGTGTATGTAGTTGAACTAATAGCACCTAAGTGTATACACCAATCGTAGCCTTCAGTATGCGGCAGCACACCTGGCTCCCATTCCCAACCTTCTACTTCGTGTCCTTGTTGTTGCAAATAGCTTGCAACATTCTTACCGATAAAGCCTTCGTGGCCTGTAACTAATATTCTCATTTGCTTGCCTCTATAATCTGTGTTGTTGAATAACCATCAACTGTGGGGACAAGATGCACATGTGCTAAATCATGCCCTACAACTTGTTCTACTGTGTAATCACCGCCTTTTACAATAACGTGCGGCTTTAATTCTTTAATTAATCTGTACGGAGTGTCTTCGTCGAATACAACAACTTCGTCTACCCACGGTAATAATTCTAATTGCTTTTTACGTTTGTTTACATTATTAATAGGACGCTTAGGACCTTTAAACCGTCTAACACTGTCATCTGAATTTATACCTACTATTAGTTTTCCACCTAGTGATTTTGCTTCAGCTAGTAGCTCAAAGTGTCCCGTGTGTAGTATGTCGAAGCATCCGTTAGTAAACACTATGCGTTCTTCAAGATCGTTTACAGTGAGCGTGTGTGTGCCTACGTGTTTAACTGCTTCTCTAGATCCTTTGATAGCAAGTTCTAAACAATGCTTGTAAGTGTATTGCTTTGTTAGTCCATATACAAATGCGGCCAAGAAACAATCTCCTGCGCCTGTGACATCTGATACTTCTACAGGCTCAACTGGAATATTGTAATCTACATTATCTATTGTAGCAACAACATTGTCGCCAGCTTTAGTTGTAATAATATTACTTTGCCAATATGTAAATCCAAACTCGTCAAACTCTTTGTAGTTGGGCTTTACTAGCCAAGCACCGATATAATGGGCAGAATGTTCTTTAGGATCTACAATTATCTTACAATTAAATTTGTTAATGTGTTTAATAATTTCAAGTGACTCGTCTAGTACACCTTTATTATAATCACTTAATATCACATACTCGTATTCTGAAAAGTCTTGTAACTCTATAGTTTCTAATACCGATGTACCATCTGCACTTTTATCATCATCAATGCGTGTAACGTAATGCCCGTCACAGATTACTCTAGTTTTAATACTACTAAGTTGCTCAGTCTCAAATAGTGTTACATCTACACCTAGGCTTTTTAAGTTTTCGTAAACCAGTCCAGCGCCACCTAGTGTTTCAACTTCACGCAGATACTTAACCACAGGCACAGGTGCCTCAGGACTTAGTCGTTCTGAAGTGCCATAGATATATTTGTCGATTATTACATCGCCGAGAACTAATACTTTCATAGTGTTATTATACTATATTTTAGGTTATTTGTCAAGTAAATTAATTGTCTGAAAAACAGTGTCTAACTTGGTTAAGTTAATTTTACTTTGTAGTGTATTACGCAATCCATGATGCAAGGGTTTAGGCCATTTAGTAAAACTACACCACGCATATCCGTTGTGTTCTATATTAAGTTTAGGAATAAATTCTTCTTCAATTACACAAAGGTATGTATGGAAATAAAATTTACTATCGGGGGAAATAAAGCTTTCTAGAGGAAGTGTCTTTTTAATTTCTGGAACAAATCCAATTTCTTCCTCAATTTCTCTTTTTAAACCTTCCCACGGAGTTTCAGCACCTTCGTTAGTACCGCCGACAAGACCCCACAGATTATTACGCTTGCCTTGGGCTCTATGTAAGAATAAGAATCTATTTGTATCTAGTGTGTAAAATAGCGCACCGCTACATGTAATACGATTGTTCATACATATAATTAGCAGACGAGTATGACTTAATACACGCTATTTGGACAATTATCCTGCTAGTTCAACACGCCAAGTTCCTACAGGGTAGTCGCCGTCGATACTTAATAACCATTCGTTATTGTTAAACCTATATTGCACACCTGTATTTAAATTGGTAGTGTATGTAACTTCTGTTGCGGCACTAGCATCGAATACAGTATTCCATCTAGATCCATTCCATTCGATAATATCGTTTGCACTTGCAACTGTTGCACTAAGATCAGTATTCTGCCAAGCTACTGGTGATTGAGTTGCAATAGCACTACCTACATCGTCTAACAACAATAATCGTATGCCTGGCGCCTTAATGCCTGACGGATTAAAGTTTGTAGGATCAATGATATAATCAATACTAGTACGTCCTGCAATTACTGTATCACTTGGAAAACTATCAGTATCCCAGTTAACAAGTATCTTGCCTTCGTCAAATGGACTTAATGTAAATGTGCCTGTGATTGTACTTGCGTTATCTTGACTGGTAAAGTATACGCGACTTACGTCAGCAGCATACATGCCTGGCAATGCTTCAAAGATTTCTCTCCAGTTCTTAGTACCAACTATGCCATTTGAGAACAACTGTACAGAGTTACCGTCAACAAATGCACCCCATGTAGCGTAATTAACATTAGCCATTTGTGTTGCTGTATCAGATTGTGCTACTCTGCCGTGTTCGTTTTGTGTAACTCCTGCTCTAGGAATATCGTCATACGCATTTAATATAGGCTTGCTTACGCCGTCTTCGATGGTGCCTAGTGTTTCATCAAACATACTTGTAATAATATTTGTAATAACACCCATTTTGCGTACTTTTGTTGGAGGACTAATATAGATAGGAATACTAAATGTCATAGTACAAATGTCTATCTCACTATCTACGCCAACCGGAACACTTCTATTTGACCATTGTACGTTTTCTAAATTAACAACACTAATACTGGTCCAGTCAATAAAGTTATCAGTAGTTTGCATTTCTAAACTTGGATTAAACAATACAAGTATTTGCTCTAATAACTGCAATTTTTGATCAGTGTTAGTAGTCCATATGTCTGCGTTTAGTCGCATCATGTACGGTGTAGGAATTAAACGTTCGACTGTATAGTTTTTACCTTGAGAATTTAAATATTCACCTGCATCTGTATCGTATGCACGTTCTCTAATATTAGTTTTACGTGTGTATGTAGAATCAGTTAGTCTGTCTTTATCTAGTTCTAAACCTGTTAGGTATACTGCAATTCGAGGCGCACTAGGTAGCTTGTTTTCACTATTTTCTCTGATAATATTTGCTACTTGGCGAGTTAAATCACCATATGTAACAGGCACTTCTTTTTGTGC